AGAGTTATATTCCTCATCTGTCAATCCTCTGCGAGATAAAGTGCCATCTTTTTTCGTGTAAGGTGAAACAACTTTATCGTCTACCCATTTTGGTTTAAATGTCTCGTGAACTTTGTCTTCTGTTTCTTTTAGAAGTTTGTTGAATTTACTTATAAGAAAAGTAGCTGCTTTAAAATCAAACGCAAAACCATCTTTAGTTTGTTTGGTTAAGATTCTTGTTATGTCGTGTTCAAGGTTTATTGATTCTTTCGAGAATCCCATAGCTTCTTTGCGTAATGCTTGAAATAAAATCTTGTTGAGCTTCGTATCAGCGATACAATACTTCAACATATCATCAGAAAACTCTGTGAAATCAGAAAACTCTAGCTTATGCATTCCAAGTTTGATACCCCATCTCTCCAAACTATGCCCACCTTCTCTTGTAGGATTAAAAAGCCTACTCAACACCAAAGTATCAATTATTTTTATGGAGGCATTCGGTGTCCAATCGTATAGTTTTTCTAAGATAGGGATATCAAAACCAAGAATATTATGTCCAATGAGCATCTCTGCTTCATTGAGAAGATTTAAACCATCTTCAATGGTATCGCCATGAAAGCTATAGACTTTATTATTTTCATCTATAGCCACAATGCACCAGACCTTTGTAGCATTTAGGTCATCTGTTTCGATATCAAATACTAAACTTTTCATAATCTAAAAAGGTATGTCTGGTTCAAGCTCATCATCAATACCACTGAAGTCAGCTTCATCAAACTCTGTTAGTCTACCTGAATCTTTATCATAAAGCAAGGAAGAAGCTAATCCAACATCACCTGTATATCTAGACTTTAACACTCTTAAACGTGTCGTTCTAGACTCTCTTTCATCGTCAGCCTGTTGATTTCTTTCAAGGGCTATCACGCAGTCAGATAATTGTGCAATGCTGTTAGAGCCTCTCAAATGGCTCAGATTAACTTGGATACCATTCTCATGTCCTTTATTACCATCTACACGTCTGAGGTGTGAGACCAGAATAATACCTGCTCCTGTTTCCTCGACCATGCTTCTAAGTCTAGTCATGATGTTATCAATACCTCTACGTTCATCATTCTCAGACAGAGCTGTCACTAGCATATGTAAATGGTCTACGACCACCCACTTACAATCACAGCCGACAATAAGATAACGAAGCTTAGAAAAGATATCTTCAATATCGTTAGTCCCGAAGTGAGCATGAATAAATACTTTATCTTTACCAAAGATTTTTTCATACATAACATCCAAAGTTTCAGAGGATAATTCTTCCCGGATGTGGTCTATGTAAAGCCTAGCATTTGCTTCGATACTTAAGATACCATCGACTGTTCTTCTCCAGTCCTCTTCAAGGGCAATGATACCCACATTGTCATCTGTTTTATTGACGAGCCAATGTTCTATTTCTCTAGTAACACTTGACTTACCAAGACCTGTGCCACCTGTGATAGTAACTAACTCGCCTTGTCGCATACCAATAAGTTTCTTGTTTAAACCTTCGAAAGGATAAGGAACACTTTCTTTCTTTGGTCTATTGAAAAACTCTTTCTTCTTCTCTGAAACTCTAATGATACCACTCGGTGTATAGACCTGAGCATCCCACCAAGCTCTAACAAATTCTTGGTGTTTGTTTTTGAGAAGCATATCGTTGGCATCTTTGTAGCCATTCGGTAGATTGATTATCTTACACTTACGAGGCTTAATGATGGAAGCAACTTTCTTCGCTGCCTCAATGCCTTGCTTGTCTTTGTCAAAACAAAGAATGACATTGTCAAAACTTTCAACATACTCAATGTTTTCTTTGATATCTTTTACTGCCGAACCAGCTCCTCTTTTAATGGATACGACTGCCCACTTACTACCGAGAAGCTCATAGGCAGCCATTGCATCACACTCTCCTTCAGTGATGGTAAGATATTTACCACCCTCCTTAAAAAGATTCTGTCCGAATAAACCGGTATCTTGAATCGTGCCTTCAAAAGTAAAACGTTTGTCTTTTATGTATCTTGTTTTGATTGCTGATAATTCATTGTTAATGTAGAAGGGATATAGGTGTTGAGCTATTGTGCCATCAGCATTGTACATAATCCTTACACCATAAGTCTGAGCAGTCTCCTGTGAGATTCCTCTGTCACTTAACCGAGCAAACTTACCACCTTCAAGGTTAAGTGCTCGTTCTGGTTGTTTAAATTTTTGCATACTCGTATTCACTTTATCACCTTTTTCGTATTTAGGAAAGAAACCTTGGCAACTAAAACACTTAGCTGAACCATCCTCATTAATTGATAATGCATCACTACTCCCACATGAGGAACATGGAAGATGATGTTTTACAAAATTACTTGTCATAATATTCTTAATTAAAAAGCCCTCCGAAGAGGGCTCGTATAAAAGGAAAACTTAGTAATCAGTTTTAGTCTTTGTCAGATTCGTTACCATCTTCTTCAGAACTTTCTGATTCCTCTTCAATCAAAGCTTCTTCAGCTAACAAAGGTCTTAACTCCTCTTGAAGTTTGTCGTTAGACTTTTGCAAACTAATCTGCATTTGATTGTTGAAAGCTATTTGACTTACATAAGCTTGAACTTGTTGTCTAGCTTTTGGGTCAGTAAGCTTTTCAGTTTCATATGATTTACCATCGAAATTAATAATCATAATTAAAACTCCTCACCATCACCAAATGGGTCTAGCTCATCACCATCACCTGATTTAACAGATACTAGGTCAATAACTTGCATGGCTTGAAAGTCCAAACCCTTGAACTTACCATACTTGTTTTCAGTCTCCCATTCATTGTATTGAACTTTGACTGTTGAGCCATTACCAACAATGGTATCAATAGGATTCTTATTCTTATCAAAAAGTTTTGGAGCTGGTCTAACAGTATTGTTAGCACCATTAACTTTCCTTTTAATAACAATAGCTTTACCTACTGATTCTTGAGAACCATCTTCATTTTTCAATGAAAGGTCCTTTACACGAAATCCTCTAGACTCAAAGTCATTTGCAGTATCTGCATCGACTACTAAGTCTACAGTATATACAGGTTCATAAGTCGTATTGGGAGTTGTTACACTTGCCCAATAAGCTTTACCTTCTAATATTGCCATAAATTAACTCCTTATGGTTAAATTTTATGCTCCTAAAATAAACGATAAAATTTATTTTGTCAAGCATTTTCATCTTCATTGATGACTAATTAAGCAGTCCAAGCATTAGGTGCAATCCACCAAGTAGGTCTTGGTCTACTTTTGTTCCATTGTGCATAATGCTTTTCAGCAATGCAGTATTGTCTATACGAAAGTATAGGGTCGTCTGGTTCTTTGTATTGGTCGGGCATAGCCAGAGCCACAGGTGTCATTTCACCTTGCTCAATATTGTCTGGAACTTTACTCAAAGCATCCATTAGTTTTGCTCCAGACATATGTGTCTTACCATATCTATGAGTATATTCCCAACACAAAGCATCAAAGTGTTCATAAAGCCATGCGTAATTCCCGGATGTCTTTCTAGCCCAGATAGTGCATGGATGATTCTTATATGCTTCTTTGTAAAGACCATTGGCATCTGCATACTCATCACCATCTAAAACTCGGTGAGCTGTGCATAGCATCTGTGCAGTTTCTAGTGGCATCTTCACTAGCATTTTATCTGGCTGTGCTTCGGCACAAGCCTTTGGGCAATCGTAAAAATAAAATATATTCATAATACCTTCTCAATAATATCTTTTAGTAATTCATAAATCTCGACATCAAAAATGTAAAGCTTACTTCCGTCATACAATTCTCTAACATTCCAAGTAACTGCTTCGTTCCAAGGAAGAAACTCTGATTCATATAAAGAATAAAAAGTTTCTTGTTGAGACTTGTCAAAACTTACAGCGACCTCAACAGGTGCTTCGGGGTGGTTTTGTCTCATCATTTTCATACTGCCTCCGTTAAGACCTTGCAAGAATCTTCGACCATGTTTGCCAAAGTAAATCTTTTTGTTTTACCTGTGCCAAATTCTCTAGCTGTTATATACTCTGGATGTATCTCTCTGACCGATACTAGCCGTTGAGTTATTGATTTTGCTTCCTGTGATTCTGTCCTTTCGATATATTTAACATACCTAAAAGATAACAACACACTATCAATATCTACATTGCTATACAAAGCTTGTGCAATCGCATATTCATTCTTAGTTAGTTCCATTTTGTTTCCTCCAAATATTTACTAAGACTTCTGATTATAGTAATCAAAGTTTCTTTTAGTTCTGTTATATCTTCTGCTTCTCTAATATTCTTAACCCAATTAGCATTATGATATTCAGTTTCTTCGTTCTCCCATTCCTCTGAAAGTTCGACAAACAAATCATCATGTATTTGGTTTCTGATAAAGTTCATTAGTTCTGTTTTATTCAAAATGCTCATACTTACTCCTTATATTATAAACCCTCGTTGTAAATAAACTTATCTTCTAAGTTAGTTTTAGCAATTCTCAAATCTTCTATCATAGACTTATGTTTCTCGTCTGAAATAACAAACACCTCACAAGCATCATACTCTGCTATAAGATATTGCAACAAATGATTTAACGCATTTAATAATTTTCTTTCTCTATCTAAATTCATAATACCTCCATTAGTTTAGTTTAGACTCTATTGCCTCAAGCCTATCAAGTATGGATAGATTAGAGACACTTGATTCCAAAGCTTCAACACGATTGGTCAAACCTTCGATACGATTAAGAGCTTCATCAACTCCACCTTTTAAATCTTCTTCTTCAAAAGCATCTTTGAGTTCATCGAGGTCATACCTTAGACTGTCGATGTCATCAAACTTATCTGAGTAGTTTGAGATATGGTCCTCGACTTCGTTCTCGACCTTGCGTTCTATCTCATACTCCAAGTCATTCATGATGTCGTCTTTCAACTCGTCACTAGATTTGGTAGCGTCCAACACCTGTACTCTAACAGTGTTGACAGCTTTGGTAAGCTCAGTAATACCAAGCCATTTGCGTAATAAATTTTTCATAATACCTCCAATAAATTTGGCTCAACGCAGGATATTAAAGGCTATCCCATTGCCCTCATTGAAACCTATCAATGATTTTCGGTAAATAATTTGAGGAAAATCTCCGATTATTTGTCGAGCCAAAACCTTTAATTGATTCTATTGATTAAGTCTTTTATATCTTGTTTAAGATTAAAAAATCTATCAAGGTCAATAGCTAATCGAGCTACATAAGACCAATCAATTTCATCATCTTCTTTTTCAATTTCATTTTCAATACAATACTTTTGAAAAGATACAAAGCCTTCTTGTAAGTCTTGTATAGAACCTTCTTTAATAGCATTTAGTCTAGTTACTATTTCTGCTTTAGTCATTTAAACCTCCATAAAATATCTACATTCTAAATCCTTTTGATTAGTCATATAAAACTCAAAAGAATCAACAATGTTTTCATCATATTTAAAACCTAACTTTTTACATTTGCTTTCAGATAAATTTTCTTTTTCATCTAACAAACCTAAAAAGGTAGTATTAACATAAGCAATTAATTCTGGATTAGTTGCCAACTCGAATGATGGTTTAAAGTCATAATTGTCTACCCAATAAGATTGTTTCCTGTGAGAAACATTAGACTTGGTAATTCTAGGTATATATTTAAGCCATCTTGTAGTTTTCTTTGTCATAATAATTCCTTAGTGTTTGTTCTGATATTTCTCCATTTCTTCTAAGTCTCTAGAGGATACAGCATCTCTGCAATGTTGTTGCAAAAACAAACATGTGCTTCGTGTGATATCAATATCAGTTATTGGTTTATCCAAAGATAAAATAATATCTTCGACATATGCGATGCAATCAGACAGCAAATCTTCTCTGTCTGGTATAGTCCATAGGTCTGTTATAACCCATAGAATCTGCTCACGAATATTTTCGTTGATTGTTTTTTCATCAATCATTAAATCCCTCCTCAAAAGGTAGTTTAAAGCCCATTAAAGTTTCGTATTGTTGTTGTGCTTCACAACGATTCAAAGGCTCTTCATCAAAGTTAAACCTTTCATCATTAGCACAACGAAACCATTCATCAAAGTTTTCTAACTCTGTTTTAGAGTTATCGTATTCCCATTTTACTGTTTGATATTTAGTCATATTACAATACTCCTAGTACCCAATTCTCTGCTACCCTTTCGGCATAGCTTTCTGAATGGTCATAACATTCTACACTCTTAACAAACTCCATACGTTCATAAAGGTCTACTCTAAAACCTCTATAAGCTTTAACGACAGTAGCTCTACGTTTTTCCATAGTGCCGAATTCTGATACGATTTCGTTTTTCATAATATCTCCTTAATAATATCCTCCAATCTCCATAGCTGGTTCGTCAAAGAAAGCACTGACATGCACTTCAGGAAACTTATTTCTTAAAGCATCTATTACAGGCTCTGGTGGCGACCAAGCAGTATAAAATTCATATACTAAATAATCACTTTCTTCCTCTAATAAAGTGCAATCATAAGAGTTCCATTTAGTTCCCCAATTATTTATATTCCACTCATACCACCTGTCATCTTGACGACCAGATAAAGGAAACTTTTTAAAGCTAAAACCACTCTCTAGTTTTTCCACAACAGGAAGCTCACCATCTTCATTGGGAATTGTGTCCCAATCTGGCTCTTTAATAATATTAGCAAAGTTAAAAACATTTGCTGTGTCTCTTTTACCTTTCGATAAAAGCTTCTTAATTTTCGCAATATCTTGCTCGTCTCCAGAAATAGATATTTTATTATAACAATCATTAGGCATCTAACACCTCTCTTATTTCACGCATTTTACTAGCTTGTTTATCGCTTAGTATAACTTCTTCCATAACCAAATCATCATTGATTTTTCCTAAAATTTCATCTATGTAAATGCTTCCAAAGTCGTTGAAATACCCATCAACTCCTTCGATTTCCACAAATGCAGTTGTTCCTCTAGGCTTCTCTATAAGAGTAGCTTTACGAGGCTCGTCAGATATAAAAGGTATTGAAGTTAGTAAAACTTTATCACCTTTTCGTAAGTCGCTAATAGTTAGCATAATAATTCTCCTTTTATACAATTTGAACGACATCAATTAAATCTTTGATGACTTTCATCATTTTTCTACCATGAGCTACATAGCCTATGACAGGCACATCTTTATCCCAACATGCCCGACATGAGCCACAAAACCCATAGTCTTTCGTAGTAGAAAGCTTATCGAACTCATCATCTGAGATAGTATTACCCCAATAATCAGTCCGATAAGCATTACAGCGAGTGACTCCATGCACATCTCTTCTATCTGGTAGGATAGTTGAGCCATGCACACCCTCTGTAAATTCTCCTAAGACACTATCAGAACTGAATCTGATATTGACATTAGGTAGACTGTTAAGCCTATTCAAAGGCTCTTGAAACTTTTTAAACTTAAACATGCGAGTAGGTATCCAATGCTTACAATGAGGTGTCCTTTCGCACACTTCATATATTTTTAATAGGAGTTTCACATGATAAATGTCGCCACTATCAAACCAACGAAAGTATCGTTGAGTGTCAAGGAAGGCGACCATATCGGATACCCACTCTGCTCTTTGCCAATCTTCTTTGTTGAAGTCTCTTGATTGTTTTACATTCTTGAAATTGTAATTTCCATCAGTAGCATAGCAACCCTTACAAGCATCAACAAGCTTACCATCTGCTCCTTTGGAAGCAGGGCAAGTATCAATAGCCTGTAATGACCATGAGTAACAAGGCATTTTGCTAGGCTTAGAAAGTTTAATCTTCGTCTTCATAATCTTCTTCTTTTTCTAATGTTTCTTTGACACCTCTAAACCAATCGCTTAAAGGTTTGTTAGTTTTTGACATTTCGTCTAGTAGTTTTATAAATTCTTTATCTTTATCCATTAGTTTTTCCATATGCTTATATCTGGTGGCTCGTCATCATCATTGCTGTTAGTAATAACAACAAACAAACAAGTAATAAAAACAAACACTATTGTTGTGAACAATTTATCTTCAAATAACATTGCTTGATAAAACTGCATTGTTTCCATGCTCATAACTTTGTTATAAACCAATCGTTCTAGTTCTCCGTTCATTCCCTTACCTCTTTTTGTTTGGTTAAGTTATATTCTTCTTCAGTAAGATAAGAATAAGAAGATAAAAACTCTGTTTTAGTTAAAAGTTTAAAGTCTTTCATCTTTTCTTTGTCGTCTGTAAAGTCTTTGTATTTACTCATAATTACCAACCCACCTTATATTTATCATAAAGACAGTGTTCACAAATCCCACTTTCTTCAATCTTTAAATTATAATCTTCGTATACTTCGTCAGCATTCCATATTGCTGAGTCAGTATCATATTTTTTCTCATAATATTCATTTTCATCAGCTAAATAAATTTCATTATGTATATCGCATATTCCACATTGAGACATAATTAACCCCCTTAATAGTCTTCATTCATTTCGTATTGGTCTTCACCAATCTTTGTGACAAAACCAACTTTTAAAGCTTTTTCAAGTAGTTGGTCTTCGTTGTATTCAAAACCAAACAAAGGAACTTGATTTGCCCATAGTTCTTTTTTGGTAAAAATTATCTTTTTATTCATCTTTCTTCCTGCTTTGCCCATCTGTTAATATCGTCTAGTAAGTTACGATTAGGGCTACCATAAACTTCAGCATACAAGTTAGCCAACTTGAATAGCTCTGGATTATTCTTATAAATCCACTCCAATCGCCATTCATCTAGACCACATAAAGCAGACCACATCATCTTGATGGCTTCTGCTATTTTATCTGCTGGTTTGTCATAGATAGCTTCATTAGAAGTATCCACTAAATATCTAGCCAAGTGGCTATGTGTAGTACGTTCTTCAATTTGGAAGTAACGATTATCGTCAAAATCTTTCTCTGCTTTATACATATTTCTCCTATTAAAATTAACGATAAGTTTTTGGTTACGAAGCACTTATCAAGCTCCTCTAACAGCACCTTTAACCATTCGGTTTTATAGTCCCTGTTGCGACTACATAGTGTTATAGGCGATGGGTTCTAGCACTCATCCTAAACTTTATCTTACGACCTACTTCGTCACCCTGTAAACAGTTCAGACTTCTGGATTTTACAGTAAGCTCATCTTACACTTATGTTAAATTGTGACTAGAACTTTAAGGGAGAAATATACAATATAGAAAAATGCTCTCCAAGCCTGTCCTAGCCACAAACTTTTAAACTTTTATTTTAATACTTCCAATCTATACATTGTTTGAACATGTCTAGACACAGCATAACGATTGTCGAACTTCTGTCTAGCAATGTTTCTTAATCCTACTAATTGCCCTTTAACTCTGTAGATTTCATATCTATCATTTTTGAATGAATAACTTTCAACTCGTCTAGCTCTAAGGCTTTTTAGCTTTTGTATTGCTTGTTCTCTTGTTAAGAATGTTTGACCAAGCTTTAGTAGTTTTTCTTCTTGTTTTACAACATTACTGTCGTAGTATGTTTGAGGTCGAAGCTTAACAATTTCTCCGTCTCTGAACATGATTGGCTTTGGTTTCTTCGTTACCATAATTTCTCCGTTGTTGTTCGGCTTCATTGCTGAACTGCTACCCATTGTCCACATTCGTTGCTCGTTGTCAACCCAAGAGACACGTATAGAATTTCTATCACGCATTAACATTTCCAAGCAAGTTTATCTACTGATTCGTGCTCTGGATTAGTCTTGAAGCCATAATCTCTATACCATGCGTTAGGTCTTCTATACTTACCTGTTTCCTCGAAAGCCTTTAAACATGCGTCATTCCGAGCATTGTATCGCCATTGAAGCCATGCATGATTCTTGAACATAGCCAATGAAAGTCTACGTCTTGCACCTGTCCAACTCATAGAAACCCATTTTCTACCAACCTTGATGGTAACATATCTAAAGCCTTCTCGTGTCCAAAAGAAACATCTGTAGTTATCGCCAGACTTCGGAGATAATAAATATCTCTGCAAAGTCTTTGAAGTTCTGTCAAGTATTTTCATTACTTTTCTCCTTTAAATCTCAAATAAATGTTTACAACAGGAATAACAATCAAGCAACCAATAGCTATGTTTAGACTTACAAGCCATGTGAAGTCCATAATGCCACCAATAAAATCACTTAGTGCATTCCCCAACAATGCTCCATACAAAGCACCATTGATACCTTTACCAGATAGTTTCTGGTCTATGTCGATTCCCCAAAGGGAACACAGAGCTAACACTCCGTTGTCTACGATTCCGAATATCAAACCATCAAACATGTTTTAAAACTCCTTAGCCGACACCATGTCAGCAACACCATTGTCCACAACTGTTGTTCATTGTCAAGCTAGGAGATGCACATAGA